TGAGATAGAAGGAGGCCAGACTAAGATTCTGCCTAATACAATTTTACTCCACAGAAAGAAAGAGTCTAATACTTTATATACTATAAACGCTCTGAACACTTTGATCAAGACTTTAAATAACGGTGTTCTAGATTCTACTTTTCCTATTAACTGGCCTGACTACAAGAACTCTATCTTGTTAACTCAAGGAGAAGACCTCAAAAGGCTTAATACTACTATCCACAAGATAGTTGCTATTTAACTAGAAAGATTAATTTTTCTATCTAGCATTCTTGTCTTATTTTTATCGAAATTAGTTATATTATGGATATATCAGTTATCAAATCAAGATTGTCGGCTCTACAAAATCCACGTGGAGGACAAAAGAAGGACCTAAGCCAAACTATTTGGAGGCCTACCGTGGGTAAACACTCAGTACGTATTGTACCTTCTGTGTTTAATAAACAAAATCCATTTAAAGAAGTCTACATGCATTATGGTATCAATAATCGTACCATGATGAGTTTGAGTAACTTCAATGAAAAGGATCCTATTGTTGAATTTGCTCAAGGACTTCGCAAGTCAAGTGAACGTGACAATTGGCAACTAGCTAAAAAGCTTGAACCAAAAATGCGTGTATTTGCTCCTGTAGTTGTTCGTGGTGAAGAAGACAAAGGTGTTCGTCTTTGGGAATTTGGTAAACAAGTTTACATGGATTTGCTTTCTATTGCAGAAGATGAGGACGTAGGAGATTATTCTGATCCAATTACTGGTCGTGACATTACAGTTGAAACTGCCGGTAAAGAAACAACAGGCTTGATGTACAATACATCTACTGTTAGGGTTAGAACAAAAACGACTCCGCTTTCTGATGATGCAGAAAAAGTAAAACTATGGATCGAAACACAACCAGATCCTTTGACTCAATTCAAGAGATATTCTTATGATGAGATGAAAGAAGCACTTCTTAAGCATCTTAATCCAGAAGAAGAGTTAAAAGAATCAGCTGATGCTGTAGAATCTAAACCGCAAGGCGATCTTCCATGGGAAAAGCCAGCGCAAGGTCAGTATTCATTGAGTACGACTAAGCCGAGTGTAGATTCGGCAATTGATGATCTTTTCGATATCTAATCAAATCCCCAACTTCGGTTGGGGTTTTTTAACTAAAAGTTTTGTATGGCAAAATCAGTTACAGGCGCTGTGTCTAGCGCAATCAAAGACATTTCAAGTTTAGAGAAGTTTAAGAAAGGTAAAAATCTTTCCACTAGTGTAATGTTTAAAGATCAGAAGTGGATCCCACTTTCTCAAGCATTTCAAGAGACCTTACAAATCCCAGGTATTCCAATCGGTCATATTACTCTTTTAAGAGGACATTCTGATACAGGTAAAACTACAGCGCTTCTTGAAGCGGCAGTTAGTGCACAAAAAATGGGAATTCTTCCTGTGTTTATTATTACAGAAATGAAGTGGGATTGGACTCACGCTAAAGAAATGGGATTCGAGTATGAAGAAGTAGCAGATCCAAACACTGGTGAAGTTGTTGACTACAAAGGATTTTTCTTATATATTGATCGTGAGAAGCTAGAGTCTATTGAAGATGTATCAGCATTCATTGCAGATATTCTTGATGAGCAAAAGAGAGGAACTTTACCTCATAACATTTGTTTTTTCTGGGATTCTGTAGGATCTATTCCTTGTAGAATGAGTATTGAAAAATCAACAAACAATAATGAGTGGAATGCAGGAGCGATGTCTCAACAATTTGGTAACTTTATTAACCAAAGAATTGTACTATCTCGTAAAGCATCACAACCATATACAAATACACTTGTAGCAATCAATAAGGTTTGGGTAGCAAAGCCTGATTCACCAATGGGACAACCTACGCTTAATAACAAAGGTGGTAATACAATGTATTTTGATTCTTCACTTATAGTTACATTTGGTAACATTGCTAGAGCTGGTACAAATAAAATCAAAGCTACTAAGAATGGTAAAGAAGTAGAGTTTGCTAAAAGAACCAGAATTAGCTGCGATAAAAATCACGTTACTGGAGTAACAGCAGTTAATAAAGTTATCATGACAGTTCATGGGTTTATCAAAGATGATAAAAAGGAGCTTGATGAGTATAAGAAAAAGTATTCTGATCAATGGACAAAAGTTCTTGGATCAAATACGTTTGATATTGTAGAAGAAGAAACAGCGCTATCTCCTGACATTTTTGATACAGAAGATTAATGAATAAAGAATACGAAAAAATATTCGCTTCTCTAACACCAGAGAAGGCAGAAGAGTCACTCAATAGTAGAGTTCTACTTATTGATGGATTGAATACCTTTCTAAGAGCATTTACTGCAATTGGTTGGGTTAACAAAGATCTATCTCATATAGGAGGTCTAACTGGTTTTTTACGCTCTCTAGGGTACGTAATTAAATTAGTTAGGCCGACTAGAGTGATTGTTGTGTTTGATGGTCAAGGATCTTCAACTAATAAAAGATATATCTACCCAGAATACAAAGCGAATAGAGGCATCAACAGAGTTACTAATTGGGCATCTTTTGATTCTCAACAAGACGAATCAGAGGCTATCACAAATCAGATTGTTAGACTAATATACTATTTAAAAACACTTCCTGTAGATCTTATATCTATTGATAAAATTGAAGCCGATGATGTGATAGGATATTTAACTAATCAATTAGATAAAGAAATAACTATTGTATCAAGTGATAAAGATTATCTACAATTAGTATCAGATAAAATAACAATCTACTCTCCTATAAAAAAGAAGTTTTATGATGAAGATCTTGTTTTAACTGAGTATGGAGTTACGCCTAAAAACTTTTTAACACAAAAAATACTTTTAGGTGATTCAGGAGATAATGTTCCAGGAGTGAAAGGTCTAGGATCTAAAACTATGTTAAAACATTTTCCTGAATTAGGGTCTAGTAAACAAATCACTTTAGATGATATACTTGAAAAATGTGAAGGTAAGCATAAAATATTAGAATCTATTAAGAACTACGAATTTCAACTTAGAATAAATAAGAAGTTGATGGACTTAAAAGATCCTAATATTCCTGAAGAAGCAATAGAAGAAATAAATAGTGTTTTACTAGATCCAAAAAAGATATATGATTCACAGGAATTCTTAAATTTGTATCATGAAGATCAATTAGGGAATTCAATACCTAATGTTCAATCATGGTTGTTCAATCATTTTCACGATCTACAAAAATATAAATAAGTTATGTCGGCATTAAATCAGTTACAGCAATACGGTATTAGTTTTCAAATTAAAGTATTATCAAGTTTGTTAAAACATAAAGAGTTTCTACAAAACATACATGATATACTTGACACAGAAATGTTCGATAACCCAGCGCACAAATGGATTGTTGGTGAGATATTAAGATACTACTACAAATACAATACGACACCATCAACTGATGCTTTACAAGTTGAAGTAAGAAAGATTGAAAATGAAGTACTTAAGATCAGTGTAGTAGAGCAATTAAAAGAAGCGCTAAAGAGTTCTAATGAAGATAGAGAATATGTAGAGCAAGAGTTTAGCAGCTTCTGTAAAAATCAACAAATAAAAAAAGCTATTCTTAATTCAGTTGGTCTATTAGAAAAAGGTCAGTACGATGATATTAAGTACATGATGGATCAGGCTTTAAAAGCTGGGCAAGATAAATCTATAGGACACGAATATGAAAAAGATATTGAAACAAGATACCGTGAAGAAGAAAGGTCTGCAGTCCCAACTTCATGGCCTCATGTAAATGAATTGTTAATGGGAGGTCTAGGATTAGGAGACCTTGGTATTATATTTGGTAGTCCTGGTGGAGGTAAGTCGTGGATGCTTGTTAATATAGGAGCTATGGCAGTTCAAAGAGGTTTTACTGTGTGTCATTACACCTTAGAACTATCTGAGTACTACGTAGGCAAACGTTATGACTCTCTTTTCACAGGAATAGATGTTCAACAGGTTCATAAACATAGAGGCGCCATTGAGGAATCAGTAAGTACTCTTAAAGGTAAATTAATTATCAAAGAGTTTCCTATGGGCAAAGCTACAATACATACTATAGAATCTCACATTCAAAAGTGTAGAGATTTAGGACATCCACCAGATTTAGTTATTATTGATTATGTTGATTTGTTAAAGAGTAAAACTAAGTCTATTGATCCTAAAGATGCAATTGATGATGTGTATACTGCTACAAAAGGTATGGCAAGAGAGCTTAAAGTTCCTATCTGGACAGTATCTCAGGTTAATCGTGCCGGTGCTAAAGATGATGTGATTGAAGGAGATAAGGCAGCCGGATCATATAATAAAATGATGATTGCAGATTTTGCTTTATCTCTGTCTAGAAAAAGACAGGACAAAGTAAATGGAACAGGTCGTATTCATATCATGAAAAATCGATATGGTATGGACGGTATGACATATTCTGCAAAAATAAATACTAATAATGGTAATATTGAAATAAGCCCTGATAGTTTAGATGATGATGAATTAACATTTGAAACATCAACTCCAACATCGGGATCTAACAAGCCTTTTAGTTCTGGATTAGATAAAGACGAGAAGGCTTATTTAGCAGGTAAATTTTTTGAACTAGGACTATAAATTAACCCAAAAAGGTTATATTTATTAAAGAAAATAGACTACTATGAATTTTTTGATCGATTTCTTTAGAAAAGCAATTAAAGGGGATAATTTTAGACCTACTGCGACACCTATTAAGTATAATGACCAAATTGCTCAGCTTAACTCGGTTAATCCTAACCAAGCTAGCAAATTGACTACTAATACGATCAATAAGATTCAGAAGACTAAGCCTACCTTGACTCAGAGTACGTCAGGCAATTCAGTACTTCCAGGAACTAAGTAATTAGTTCAAACAACAACAGATCTTAATTAATCAAGGTTTTAACTCGACTAGAAGGACTAAAAATCTTCTAGAGGCTAAACTATTTTATAAACTTAACTAAATTAAAAAAGAAAATGGACATCACGCAACAAATCTTATCTGAGATTACAGTTTACAACAAATACGCAAAGTATTTACCAGAATTTAAAAGGCGTGAATCCTGGAATGAAATAGTTACAAGAAATAAGGAAATGCATCAACAAAAGTTTCCTTCATTGTTTAATGAAATTGAAGAAACATATAAACTAGTATATGATAAAAAGATTCTTCCGTCAATGCGCTCAATGCAGTTTGCGGGTAAGCCCATTGAAATTAATAATGCTCGTATATTTAACTGCTCTTTTGCTCCTATTGATGACTGGCGTGTATTCTCAGAAATAATGTTTCTTCTTTTAGGAGGTTGCGGAGTAGGATATTCAGTTCAACATCATCACGTAGATCAACTTCCTGAGATCATTAAGCCAATTAAAGAAAAAAGATTTTTAGTTGGAGACTCTATTGAAGGTTGGGCTGATGCAATCAAGATATTAATGAAGTCATATCTTGTAGGTGGACCTAGACCTAAATTTGACTTTCGTGATGTTAGACCTAAAGGTGCAATGTTAATTACTGCTGGCGGTAAAGCACCTGGACCAGAACCTTTAAAAGAGTGTCTATTTCAGATACAAAAGATTCTTGATCGTAAAGATACTGGAGATAAATTGAAGCCTATTGAATGCCATGATATTATTTGCTATATTGCAGATGCAGTATTGTCTGGAGGTATTCGTCGTGCAGCATTGATTAGCCTATTCTCTTTCAATGATGAAGAGATGCTTACATCTAAGTTTGGTAATTGGTGGGAACAAAACCCTCAAAGAGGAAGAGCTAATAATTCAGCGACTATACTACGTGATCGTATTCAGAAAGAAGAGTTCATGGAGCTTTGGAAAAAGATTGAATTGTCTAACGCAGGTGAACCTGGTTTTTTCTTAACTAACGATAAAGATTGGGGAACTAATCCATGCGCTGAGATTGCACTTAGACCATTCCAATTCTGTAACTTGTGTGAAGTTAACGTATCTAATCTTGAGTCTCAAGAAGATCTAAACAATAGAGTTAAAGCGGCTGCATTTATTGGAACACTTCAAGCTTCATATACAGACTTTCATTATCTTCGTGATGTTTGGAAAAAAACAACAGAGAAAGATGCATTGATTGGCATCGGTATGACTGGCATTGCTTCAGGTGCAGTATTAAAATTGAATATGAAAGAAGCTGCTCAAATAGTAAAAGAAGAAAACGAAAGAGTTGCAAAAGTTATCGGAGTTAATAAAGCTGCAAGATGTACAACAGTTAAACCTTCAGGAACAACATCAATGGTTCTAGGAACATCATCTGGTGTACACGCTTGGCATGATAATTTCTACATTCGTAGAATGAGACTTGGTAAAAACGAAGCTCTTTATACATACCTTTCTATTTATCATCCTGAATTGATAGAAGACGAATACTTTAAACCTCAATCTCAAGCTGTAGTATCTGTTCCACAAAAAGCACCTGAAGGAGCAATCACAAGGTCTGAATCAGCGGTTGATCTACTTCATAGACTTGAAAAGCTACATAAAGAATGGATTAAACCAGGACATAGAACAGGTCGTAATACTCACAACGTATCTGTAACAATCTCTCTTAAACCAGAAGAGTGGTCAGAAGTTGGTGAATGGGCATGGGCAAATAGAAATAACTACACTGCCTTATCTTGCTTACCTTATGATAACGGTTCATATGTTCAAGCTCCTTTTGAAACTATTACTGAAGAAAAATTTAACGAAATCGTCGGTAAGCTTCATGAAGTAGATATTAGTAAAGTACTTGAGATAGAAGATAATACTGATCAAAAAGGTGAATTAGCCTGTGCAGGAGGTGCTTGTGAAATCGCCTAAAGAATTCATAGAAGGAGTTCACTACTATTTAGAATATGGAAGGGTGGTTTTTACCACTCTTTTCCATTTACAACGAGGATCTTGTTGTGGTTCAAAGTGCAGGCACTGCCCATATGATCCAGAGTACATAAAAGGTACTACAAAGAAAAAAGACAGAAGTTCGGAAGAAGATTTTATATTTGATAAAACATATACATGACGGTTACGATAAATTCAGAGTACGTATATTTAACTGTTACTTTAATTTTAATGCTTATACAAGTTATACAGTGGAGAAAAATGTCTAAACTCAAAAGAGAATTAGAAGATGTTTGGGCACAAATTAGTATATTAGCTATGTCTGCTGGTAGTATGTTAGAAAAAATAAAAAAAGATATAGATGGAAAACAAGACAAGTGAAGAATCAAAAGGCTTGGGAGACACTATTGCTAAAGTTA